GGTAATAGGAAGGCGCGCGAGCGGAACGGCCGTGGCGGCAGCTGTGGCCGCTGCACTTTGTACGCATTTTGCGACACGCCCAGAAACGGAAATAGACATTTTGGTGGGTTGATGCTTGACATTTTGAGAAAATGGGTGCATGGGATTATTTGACCGAAAGCGCACCATTGAAACTGTCGCGATCCAGCGCGGTGCTGATGTAGCTGCACAGATTGGCCCGGCTCCAACGCTAGATGCGTTTTATCCATTTGGTGGAGCTGATTATCTTGCAACCCGTGAGGAAGCAATGAGTGTGCCGGCAATTGCTCGCGCACGAAACATGATTTGCAATTCAATTGCCACAATTCCGCTTATTACACGCGACAAAACAACGGGCCAAATTATTGATCAACCTGTTGTGATTTCCGATCCGGACAAGCGAGTACCGGGAGCCGTTTCTTGGTGTTGGGCAGCTGAGGATTTGTTATTTACTGGATTTTCGTATTTTCAAATCATTGATTTGTTTGCAGACACAGGCCGTGTGCGCCAGATGTGGCGCGTTGCCCCAAATCGTGTTGGCGTTTTCTTAAACTCAATTGGCACTCAGATTGAGTATTACACAGTCGATGGATCGCGTGTGCCGGATTCTGGTGTCGGATCACTCATTGTATTTTATGGCAACGATGAAGGTTTATTGAATCGCGCTGGTCGCACAATCCGTGCTGGTGCAGAGCTTGAGCGCGCAGCTGCAATGTACGCAAAAGAGCCTGTGCCATCGATGGTATTGAAATCAAATGGCACAGCATTGCCAGCTGATCGCATTGCAAAACTTTTGGATGCTTGGGGCGCAGCTCGTAGAAATCGCGGAACAGCATTTCTCAATGCCGATGTTGAACTCACAACAGTTGGATTCACACCAGAGCAAATTGGCTTAAACGCTGCACGCGAAATTATTGCAACCGAATTAGCAAGAGCCGTGGGAATTCCGGCATACTTTATTGACGCGCCGACTGGATCATCCATGACATATGCAAACGCCCAAACGGCGCGCCAAACTTTGTTGGATTTCTCATTGCTGCCGCTGATGAACAGCATTTCTAGCCGTTTATCGATGCCAGATTTTACGCCATCAACACAGCGCGTGGAATTTGATTTGAAGGCTTATTTGCGCGGATCAGAAAAAGAGCGTGCAGAAATTTACAAGATTTTATTTGACATCGGGGCGATCACCACCGATGAAATTAGACAAATGGAGGACATGATCTCATGAAGCTAACAACACCAATGCAAATCACGGCAGCTGATTCCGATTCACGCACAATCACCGGTCGCATCGTTGCTTTTAATGAGCACGCAAATGCATCAACCGGAAAGGTTGTTTTTGCTCGCGGATCGATTGTGCCACAGGATGTTTTTTTAAACCTTGAGCATGACAACACACGCAGAATTGGCAAGAGCATTGCCATGAGTGTAAATGACAAAGAAATGACAGCGACATTTAAGATTGCAAACACAACAGCCGGAACAGATGCATTGACAGAGGCCATGGAAGGCCTACGCGATGGATTCTCAATTGAGTTGGCTGTGGACAATTACGAAATGCAAAAAGATGGCACCATGAAGGTGCTCAATGGGCAGCTCACAGCTGTCGCTTTGGTTACTGAACCGGCCGTGCGATCTGCACGCGTTTCTGAGGTAGCCGCATCAGAGGATTCTGAAACTGAAACAGTTACAGAGACAACAAACCCAAATGAAGGAGACAAAGTGGACAACACTACCGAACCAGTCGCTCCTGCCGTTGAACCGGTAGCAGCTCCAGAAGTCGAACCTGTACAGGCATCACGACCAGCCTATTACACAGCACCACGATCACCAATTGTAAACAAGGTTTCATACCTTGAGCATTACCTCAAGGCAACAATCTTGCATGATGAGGATTCTCGTCAGTATGTAAAGGCTGCCGATAACACCACATCAACAGCACCGGGCATGATCCCAACACCACAGAGCACACAGATTGTAAATGCACTTGCAAACGCTGATCGCGGCATGATCGATGCACTTAGTCGCGAAACACTTGTTGGCGAAGGCATGACATTTGAGATTCCACGCGTTACAGGCGTGCCAACTGTTGCAAATGTTGCAGAAAATGCAGCTGTTACAGAATCAAATCTTTCAGCAACATTTTTGAGCGTACCCGTACAATCCTTTAAAGGCCGTGCGATCTCGACAGTAGAGCTCATCGACCGCAGCCGACCAGAATACCTATCAGCTCTTTTGCAGAATCTTGAGTTTGCTTATGCAAAGGTAACTGATCAATTTGCTGTTGGCACAATTGCCGCAGCTGGACAGCAAACCGGTGTCAATGCAAACACAGCAACAGGATTCTTGGGATACACATCTCAGGCAGCTGGCGCGGTTTACAATTCATCACTTGGATTTGCACGCAACATTGTTGTTTCACCCGGACAATGGACAAACATCATGGGTTACAACGACAATGGCGCACCTCTTTACAATGCGGCACAACCTTCAAACGCGGCCGGAAATGTTCGCGGAGATAGCTTGCGCGGTGTAGTTTCACCGGGCCTCAATCTCTTTGTTTCTCGCTCAATCGGAAACGCTGGCCCAACAACATCAACCGGTGATTTCTCAATGGTTGTTGTCAATCCAGATGCATGGACATGGTACGAAAGCCCACGCTTTACGCTACGCACTAACATCAACAGCGATGGAACAATTGATATCCTGTACTACGGCTATGCAGCAATCGCGCCAAAGATTCCATTTGGTGCTTGCTGGAACCAGAACTAACACTCACTATCGGTAGCGGTCGCTCCCGAACGCTACTGACACGAAAGGAACCGAGATGCCAGCAATTGTCACAGCCTCACAGCTGAGGTCTATTCTTGGTGTCTCGGTTTCTTTGTATTCGGATGCGCAGCTTGATCAAATTATTGATTCGGCTGAGCAAACGATTTTGCCTTTACTTACGCAATACCAATCATCGGTGACTTTTGCCAATGTGAGTGATTCCGTCATTTATTTCACCACAATGCGGCCAAACTATTTTGTGCCGGGTCAATCTGTTGTTGTAACCGGGGCCGGAGCCTACAACGCGACCTATACAGTCACCGATGATCGGATTGAGCCATACACATTTACAGCGGCAACAGCGGCGGCTGATCGAACATACCCATTGCCGTTTATTCCGGCGGCATTTGCGACCTTATCCGGTGGGTCAGCCGCACAGCTGTACGCAAATACACCGCCTGTTGAAAACGCAATTTTGGTTGTGTCGGTTGAGATTTTTCAGAGCATCACAGCTCCCGGCAACCAGATTATGTCAGACAATTTTCAGCCATCACCATTTGTGCTTGGCCGCAGCCTAACAAATAGAGTAATCGGCTTACTTGGGCCGTTTATAGATGTTGAAACGATGTGCCAATGAGCATCGAATCAGCCATCCGCACACCATTGAAAACAGCACTTTCAGGCATTGCTGCCAATGTGTACAACGGCATCCCGGAGACAATGACATCACCCAGCATTTGTTTAATCCCGGATGCACCTTATTTGGAAAGCCTTTTGATCAACGGGGCAACAACAAAAGTCAAAGTCAATCTGACTGTGACGGGCGTTGTTGGTTATTCTAACAATGCCGCAGCTTTAGACAATTTAGAACAATTGATGATCAGCATCATCAGCGCAATGCCGTCAGGTTATGAAGTCGGCAATGTGAATCAACCTCAACCATTGGAAGTCGGTGCGGGTAAGTACCTCACGGCCGATTTACAAGTAAGCACCTACTACACCAACTAAGGAGAAATCATGCCAACAACAATCGTGACCGGCAGAGACATCACATTTACCATTGATGGTGATTCGTATGATGCTCAGGCCACATCAGCAATTTTGACGATTGATTCAACTATCAACACCTATCAGACACTCGATGGCAAGGCTTATTACACCACCGACACTCAAGGCACATTTGCTGTTGAGATGTTGGCAGATTGGCCAGCTGGAGGATCGCTGTGCAACGCACTTTGGACAGCCGCAGACACCGCACCAAACACACCATTGGCGGTCGTTTTCACAGCTGCATCAGGATCGGTTTTCAATTTTGATGTGCAGCCAATTTTCCCATCAGCTGGAGGCACAGCACCAGATGCACAAACTGTCTCATTGACTTTCACCTGTGTGACAACACCAACGCTATAAACAAAGGAGATCGGGAGCATGAAACTAGCAATCACAATTGAATTCGTTACCGGGGAGAGCGCGACCTATACCGCGCTCCCACCGGAGTGGATGAAATGGGAGCAAAAGACTGGAAACACGATTCAGCAAGTATCTGAAAAATTGGGAATCGCTGATTTGATGTTTTTGGCGTATCACGCAATGAAGCGCGAGGCAGCTGGCAAGGCTGTCAAGCCTTTTGAAGTGTGGTGCGAAACTGTGACTGACATAAGCATGGGAGAAACCGAAAACCCAAAAGCTACGAATCCGGATCAATAAACCGGATCATTTGGGAATTGGCCATTGACACCGGCTTGTCACGATCAGAATTTCAGACCGCTGAGGACATTTTAACCGCTTTTGAGATACTGAGGATTAGAAATGGCAACTGAGTCAATCACCTACGACAAAGCTCAATTGCGTGGCATTTTGCAAGCTTTCAAAGGCATGGATGAGCAAGCTGTATCTGAGGCCAAAGCCGTATCAAACGGATTGGCCACTTATGTGCAATCAAAGATCATTGGCGCAGCTAACGGCCGACCAAACAAAGCCGCATCGCGTATTGCACAAGGATCGCGTGTAAGTAAGTCATCCAAAATTGGTGAATTGTCATTTGGCTTTGTATCGCAGAAATTTAGCGGTGGCGGTACAACTCAACAGCT